GGCATCGCGTTGCTGCATGGATTTATTCAGCTCTGTCACGCTCTGATGCGCGACGGCAACCTGAACCTGATTAATGCGGACCTGCGCGCCGGTTGCCAACACGTTGCGTGCGGCCTCGCGCGCACCTTCGGCAATGTCAGCGGCTTCATTTAAAATTAAGGTGCTCAGCGCCGCATTAGCTTTGACCGTCGCAGCATTTGCTGTGCTTAATTGTGCATCCCGTTTGGCTTGTACTGCCGCGTCCGTGGTGATGGTTTTATCTGCCATGACTCGTGTCAGGGCATTGGCAGCAGCGGCTTCAGCAGCAACCGCCGTGGCAGTTTTGGCGTTGACGTTACGCTCGGCAAAAAGCACCTGAGCGGTTTTGGTGGTGACGTCTTCATGTTTAGCGCCAATCCCAACCGCTGCCGCTGTGGTCAGTGCTGATAAGCCCGCCACCGTCGCCGCATGCACTTGCGCCTGCTTGGCGTCGGCTTTGGCTTGAACTGCCGCGTCCGTGGTGATGGTTTTATCTGTCATCACTCGTGTCAGTGCATTGGCGGCAGCGGCTTCAGCAGCCACCGCTGTAGCGGCTTTGGCATTGACGTTACGCTCAGCAAACAGCACCTGCGCAGTTTTGACTGTGACCTCATCGTGCTTCACATCAATATCTGCGGCAGCGGCAGTGGTCAGCGCCGATAAACCGGCCACCGTTGCGGCGTGGGTCGCGGTTTGGCGGCTTTTGTTTTGGACATCCAAGGCCAGTGTATCAAGCGCCGTTTTATCCAGTTTGACTTGGGCAAGGGACGCGCTGGCGCTTTGGGCATAAGTGGCAGCTAGGCGCGCTGATGCACTCACTTCAGCGGTTTTGGCAAACAAAAAAGTGCCGGTCTCGGTCGCGATTTGCTTGCGCAAGGACGGCACCAACACGCCTTCAATATTGACATCGGCACTACTGGAGGCGGTCATCATCGACCGGATGGCATCGGTGATGGCATTAAACCTGGTGGCGGCTGCGGCTAAACTCATGTTGTGATGGCCTCTTTGATTTTATCAATCACGCCGTTTAAGGACGCGATATCGTTGTCGAGTAAAAATTGGGTGTCTTCCGGGCTTAATACCGGGCGGTCAATCTCTAACGTGGCGCGGTATTCCCACCACTGGCCACCGGCCAGTAATTTGGCTTGCTCTAATGGGTTACTGAGGAACCTGGCATTAACCCGCTGCATGCCGCTTGGAAACAACAGCGGCGTGGTAAAAGTCAGCGTTGCGCCTTTGAGCGTATGGGTCACAAAACCCTCAAATAAAGCAGCGCGGCTGGCTTCACAGCGATAAATCACCGGCACATGGGTCGGCACTGAGCGAAACTTGGCGCGGGTGCGGGTATAGCCGCTGTCCATCGGCGTCACTGCCAAATTCGGCCGCTGCTGCAGCGCAAATTCGTCGCGTTGTGGGGTGGGCAGTTCACTGGGCCACATTAGCCAGCCCTCCTCAGTTGATAGGTTTGTTCAAGCGTGCGGGCCATCTCACCGCCGTTTTGCACATCGGACAGGAACAGGTTCACGATGTAATCTTTATCGCCGCGCTGCTCCATCTGTGCATTGGCTTTAACGCCGCCCTGGCTGTGGACCACCACCGTCAGATTGACGTTGCCACCAGCGTTATTTGCTTGTGAGCGTTCATCAATACGGCGAACTTTTTCAGTGATTTCGATGTTCTGACGGGGCGATAACACGCGCTCACCGCGCTGCAGCACGTAGGTGGATTCTGAGGGCACATAATCGAGACCACCGTGGGCGATACCAGCTGGCTGTTGCTGCTGGATCATCCTTACTTGACCAAGACCCATCGCCACCGCTGCTGCGGCAGCAGCTGCGCCAAGGGCAGGACCAACCACCGGAATAGGGGCCAAAGCCGCAAAAGCGCCAGTGGCAGATTCATAGGTTTTAATCAGTGCCTGGCCAATCGAAAAGGCTTTATAGGCTTTAAAGGCGGTCTTGCTTTGGCTCGCCATTGCCTTGAAGCCTTGCTCGCCCAATTCCAGAATGGCACTGGTTTTTTCGGCGGTGGTCTTGCGTTCAAAGTTGGCAAATTGCACCACAGTGCCGCGTAGCTGACCGGTTTTCTCCGCCCGGATTTGGAATAAACGCTCTTCGTGCGCCGCCGCATCGGCTTCGCGCTGACTCTGAAAGCCTTGCTCTAACAGCAGCTGCTGCTCGCGTGCCAGTCGCAGTTTTTCGGTTTCGCTGTCATAGCGCAGTTCGCCCAGCTCATCCTTGGGCGCAATGCCTTTACTGGCGCGGCGCTGTGCATCCAGTGTGCCTTGCAGTTTGGCCTGTTCAACCGCAAGCGCATTGGCATAGCTTTCAGCGGCTTCACGGCTGGCAAAGCCTCTGGCACTGGCTAGGGCGGTTTGATGCGCATCTTGTTTGTCCTGTTCGATTTTGCGCCGAGCTTCATTTTCAGCGCGGATTTTTTCGTTCAGGGCTTTTTGCTGCTGCTCGGAGAGTTCCTTGGCTTCGGCCGCATCAATAGCTTTGAGCAACTGGGTGTATTTTTGTTTATTTGCAGCGTCACTGGCCATCGACATCGCCACCATATCGCGGCGGCGCTGGTAGCTGTCTTTGATTTTGGCTTCTTCGCCCAGTAATTCGCGTTGTAGCTCCTGGATGTTGGTTGGCAACGGGCGAGGGCCGTTGTTTGCCGGTGAGCCTTTATTATCAGTGGGTTTAAGCGGTTTACTCAGGCGCTCGGCATCGAGTTTCAGCGCTGCCAGGCTCATTTGCTTTTGTTCAAGCTGGGCGTCCAGCTCTGTGATTTGTTTTTCCAGCAAGGATTTTTCAGCGGTGGTCAGCGGCACTACCAGCTTGTTGAGCTGATACGCTGGGTTTTGTTTGATTTTAAACCCGTTCTCAAGCTGGGCTTGGGTTTGTTTAAGCTGCGCTTCCAGGGCTTTGGATTCATTGCCCATGGTCGCCATCAGCGTGTTCATTTCTTCCAAACGCTGCAGCCGACCTTTGGGTCCCAAACTATCCAGCCCAAACTGCAAAGAGGTGACGCGCTCATCGAGGCCATTGATACTGGCCGCAGCCGTATCTGCATCCCCGGCAAAGGATAACAGCGCCATGCCGGCAATGGTGATCACACCCGGCAAACCACCGACCAGCGCCGTGACATTTTTAAGTGCCCTGGCCGCCAACGTGGCTTTATTGGCCACCACTTCATAGTTTGCTGTTGCCTGGTTCAGTGCCTGCTGGGTTGCGATGGCACGCTGGTTGGCTGCTGCCAGGTTGGTAATGGCGACACCGCGTAAATGGTCTGACTGCGCGACTTTGAGCGTGTGCTGGTAATAGGCTTGCATTTGCAAGGCGCGGGCATGTTCAACCGTTGCCGCTTGCGCCACAGCTGCCAGTTTCTCACGCTCGGCCAGCTGCTGGGCGCGGGTGGCTTGGATGTCTCTGATTTTTGCGGCGGTGACTGCAGTGAAACCTCCGACCATACGGCCAGCCAACACTGTGGCAAGTGCAGTGGCAGAGAGGGTTAAACCCTCCACCAGGGTTTGGTTTTCCCGCAGGGCATTCATGCTGCTGGTCAGCACACCCGCCACGGCCACCACGCCAAAGTTCACTTCCTTTTCGTATTCGCGAATAAGCTTCTGATAGGCATTGCCCATCTCAGCAAAGGACGCGGAAATCGTACCTTCCGTGCGCTCTGCAGCGCCTTCGTAGGTTTCTAAGGCTTCAACCAAATATTGTTTGAACATGGCCGAAGTCACCATGCCGGTGCCGGTCAACTGCCTAAAGGTCATGCCGGTTTTGGCGACTTGCTTATCCAGCTCGCCCAATAAGCCAGGCAGTGGATCCATCACCTGGTTTAATTCATCCGTTTGCAGCACGCCACTGGATAACGCCTGGTTTAAACCATAGAGGCTCAGCGCCAGCTGGTTATCCGATGCGCCGAGGGCTTTTGAGGCGTTGGTTAAGCCTTCAGTGATGGCCTTACCTTCGGCCATGGTGACAGTTCCGGCACGCTGCAGGTTGAGCATGCTGGTAAAAGACTCGGCCAGCGAGGTGTAGCTGGTATTAAGCTTATCGGCGGTGGCGAACAGATATTCCTGATTTGCGGCATACTCGGCTGCTGAGCCGGAGAGGCTTTTCATCCGCTGTTCAAGCAGCTGGGCGCTCGCGGTATCGTTGACAATCTTCTGTGCGGTTCCGATGCCCACCACCGTGCCCATGGCGGCGGCCATGGCGTGATAACCGCTGGTGATGGTGTTGACTGAGCTGGCCGCTTGCTGGTTTGTGCTAATTTGGGTGCGGGTTTGCTGCTCAATACGCCGCAAATCAGCCACGCTCTGGTTGGCACCAGAGCTGACTTCTTTACCGTCGTAGCGTAATTTCAGCAGTAAATTCAGGTTGCTCATCTTGCTGATTTTGGTCCCGGATCAGACTGAGTACATAGCGCTCGATGCGCTGGATGTTGTCAAAATCGCGGGGCAGCAATGTCAGCCCGAGGTATCTCCAAGCAACATCGGCCGCCTGATAATTCAGGGCGATTTCGATGTTGTCTTTATCTCGCAAAAACTGCGTTGTGACGGCAGTAAATGACTTTACAGTGGTCTCCAGCTCCGGCAATAACAGAGCTACTTTTTCAACAGGTTTCGGGGGTGGCAGCCCGGCTTTTGCCATAAATTCGGCAAGGTCACTATCGGCTTCGCTCGGGGCTTCACCAACATACCAGGCGGCCACCTGGGCTAGTTTTTTTCGCGCACCTCGTACTGGGCGTTGACAACCTCAATCGCCAAACGTCCTGCAATACCGCCGTATTCTAAAAGCTCGTTGAGCGTTTCAGACGAAAACGGCACGTCTTGGCCATCATCTTGAAAACCTTCCCAGCCTAATAACAGCTCCCGCACCGTCTGTGCATCGCTGGCACCGGTAATGGTGAGCTGTTGCAGTTCGTCCGTTTTCACCAGGCGAATATGGCCGGTGAATTTAATCACCGTGCCGTGGTAGGTGAATTCAATCGGTTTTTTAATCTGGTAGTTTTCCAGCTTTTCTAAAAACTTCAGTTTCATATCGCATTACTCAAAAGTGATTTTCAGTTCATCGTTGCCAACCAGTGGGATTAAATTCCCTTCCAGCTCATAGCCGGTCAGCTCGCTGCTGAGGTTGGCGTATTTGGGCACCGGCAGCTGCAGGCGGCCGCTCAAGGTGATTTTTTTACCCGCTGCAGTGCCGTGCTTAAACTCAAACGGCACCACTTCGCCAGCGAGGTTAAAGGGGTTAAAGGTGGCCAGTTCGGTGGCGGTTACGGTCAACTGGCCTTTGCTTTCGTGGCCGGTGATTTCGATGGCGGAGCTGGTAATGGTGCGGTCATAAATGACCTTATTACCCGCATCCACGCTTAATTTATGCAGCGTCATCGCGATGTTATTGAGCTTAAAGCTGCTGCCATATTCTGGCCCCAGCACATCTGGTTTCTTCCAGTTATCCCAGTTCGGCTGTAATGCTGCTGCGCTGGCCGTTGGCGGCGCAAACACGCCTTTAAACTGCCACTGCACCATCGGACGGCCTTTTTCAAACGCCAGGCTAAAGCTGCCTTTAAGTCCGGTGATGGCGTGGGTGTGCTTGCCGAAGATAAAGCTGGCTACTGCTGGAGTCGCCGCGCCCCTGCTGTACACCACTTTGGTGGCGTCTGACACCTGGGCAAAGCCACAGGCCAGCCACAGCGGGCTGGTAACAGGTGCTGTGCCTGCCACGCCGCTAATGGCCAGCGGGGTTTTAAAGTTTAACGTCACATGATGGCCATAAAACGTCTGCAGCTCTGCACCACTGTAATTACTGGCCGGGCGCTCGTTTTCGGACTCATGTTCAATGCTGAATTCAACATCCAGCGCATAGATGGCATGGGCCACAGCCAGCGCAACGCCCTGGCTTCCCATCAATAGCGTTTTGTCTTTAAATCGCCACATGCTCTAAGTCTCCTGTTTTTGATTGGTAGCTAGGCGCATCAATGACGCCCTGTAAAATCTCGCCTTTTTGCTGCGCCAGGGCGATCACTTCATCAGCGCTCAGTTTTCCTGAGTGCTCCAAAATTGGCGCGTCTTGCACTTTGGGTTTGCTCATAGCGGCCTCGTGGTCACGTCAATCAGGCGCTCGGTCATAAACTGCGCCTGGTAAATCAGGTTGTTGGTATCGCGGTTTAGCTCCACCAAACGGCCCCGGTGCGGCAAAATTGGCGACCAGCCTTCTGGCACTAAGCCGGTCAGACTTTGGCGAACCAGGCCGCGCAGGGTTTTAATCTGCAAATCAGAATTAGCATTGCCGACCATGACCGGCAGTACAATCATCACGGCAAACAGCTCGTTAAGTTTGAGGGTGGTTTCGCCGGTCACTTCATCCGCAGCCTTGTAGTCTTCATCCAGCGCCAGCACAAAGAGCGTCGGCATTTGCACGCCCTGGCTTCTAACCGCATTAAAGTCCGACGCAAATCCGACATGTGCCTGGCCGTTTAAATCCTGTTTTAACCGCTGTTCAATGGCGTTTAAATCGAGGTTAAACCCGGTACTGTTCACGCTGCTCATACCAGCCAATCCTTCACAATGTTGTCGATTTCTTGGCGCTGCATCAGCGCAATGCCAAGGATGGGGCGGGCAGGGAGCGTCACCGACTTATTGCGCCCAGCCTTGCCGCCAAAGTGGTGGATTGCCGAGTATTTCTCGCCCATGCCGTGTATAAGTTCGTCATCCGTTGCGCTGTGCGTCACACTGCTAGCCAGTTGCCGGGTGTCTGTCAGGGTTAAGCCGCCGCGCTCTTCAGCCGCAGCAGATTGTTCCCAGCGCGTGCCATCCGGCGCACGCTCTTGCAAAAACCGCAGTTGGACATCACTGTCCAAAAACGCCCCGATGTCATCGAGTACATCGCGGGCGCTGCCGGTGCGCGCCGCCAGGGCTTTGAGGCCATCAATGGCATCGCCGCTAATGCCGACAAACACCCAGGCCATTAATACCCACCCCAATCAAACCGACTGCCAGCGCGCACCGTTTTAAGGCCGGTGGTAGGCACCCGGTCGGTACTATGCTCGGTGAGCTTTATCACGCCTTTTTCAATATCTTTCAGGCGTGCCGTGGCGTAATCACGCCGCCGAATAAGCTCCTCCGATGGATTGGGGCACAGCTCATACTGCAGCAAATCAATCGCAAGACCCGGCACCAGACTTTGCGCCAGCTCTTCACTGGTCACGCTAAAGCGGCTGATATAGCCCGTCACCACCGACTGCACATGCGTATGCGACACCTGGTACCAGTTCGCAATCGACGCCTGCACATCCGTCTGAGCCTGGCCAGTCAGCGCCAGCTGCACATCCAACACCGTGATAAATTGCCCTGGCGTGGCCAGACGCCCGGAGGCGTACTGGACCAGCAGGTTGATGCCCACTTTGTCGATAAATCGCTGGGCGGTTAACATTACACAACGTCCGTCAGCAAGATGGCCGCATGCTTGGCAATCACCAGCTCTTTGACCGATTCACCGACCATCACTTCCACACCACCACGCAGGCCCGCTGCTACATCACGGTTGCCCGAGGTGCGGTCGCCATATTGCGCGGTTAAAGCAAAGGTCATCCGGTTGTTAGTGGTTCTGGCTAACGGGTCGATATGCGCCAGGCTTATAAAGTTGCTCCAGGCACTGGCCAGCTGCATGTCTTTGCCTTTTTTCTGGGTATTGACCCGCGCCTGGCCGACATAGATGTTTTCAAGCTCAAAGGTCTCTTTGATAAAAGACCAGGGCACCATGCCC